CCGACAGGGGTAGCCGCTAATTTTGGAACCAGAGTTGCGATGGCCATGGATAATTCGAAAAAAAAGTGGCATTACGTCGGAGCTGGTGCTGGTACGTTTAACAACTGGCGTTCTCGGGTGGATCTGCCCATTTCCGGCCGATGGGCGGCCTTAGGTACACAACTGGTCCCGGACGATACCCAAAGCCCTGTAATTTGGCAAGGTGTGGTTTATTGGGATGAGCCTGGGGCAAATAGAATGGACACGACGACTGGAGCCTTTACGGCAGATGTACCTATGAAGGTTCATATAAATGCAAAAATACAATTTGATCCAACAAATGCATGGGCATCTGGGGATTCCTGCAATCTTATCCTCCAAAAGGATTCTGGTGCAGGATTTTCAGACTATTCTTGTTTATCCTGTCATCAGATTCCCGCGACCCCAGCAGGATTAGAGGTGATTCAGGTCAACGGTTCAGATCTGGTCAGTCTTGCCGTCGGGGACCAAATCCGAGTGACAATTTATCAGGATTCAGGGTCAAATTTAACCCTTACAAATACGTGTTATATGACGATCAACGAACTTTAGAGTCTGGCGGGGCCACCCAATATGTAAGGGTGGCCCCTCTTTTGAGTGAGGAAAACATACAGGGGAACAATACAATGTCAAATGTCCTAAAATTGTTGAAAATCTTATTGGCTCTACTGGCGAAGCCAGGTACAAAAGGAAGTAAAATGTTTCGTGATGTAATCAAGGTAATTACCGTTATTGCCGCCCTTTTAGGTGTTGTATACGCATCCGTTGAATTTCTGAATTCATATTTGCCTCCAGCCTGTTGTGCGGTCATCGAGCACGAAATGATTGACAACTTTTGCACCAAAGATTCTGTAAATCAAAATCTGGAATTGATCCAGTCGGATATTTTGAGAATAGAAGGCAAATTAGATATCCAAAATCAAAATGTTATCGGTATTTATCAACATTTGATAAAACCTAAATAATCTGTTCTGAACCTAATTTAAAAAGCCCCCTCACTTGATTTGTGAGGGGGCTTTTTAAATGCAAATATACTTTATGGCGAAATTTCGTCACTCCAGGTTTCAACAAAAACGTCGGTCAAAAACACCGATTCCATCGTATCGAAATCAATCAGAGCAGTTGCCGCAACCGATGCAGCCGCCTCCAAAGTCGTTTGTAGCGTCTGTAAATCCGTCGATTGTGGGGTGGTGATGTATTCTATCACCACCTGAAGGGTGATCTCGGATGATCCCGCAGGAGTCTTTTTTAGGGATGTCCGAATAAACCCATTTTCAGGGGTAACACCACCAGCAGGCATCCCAGCCGTGACCCCAGCCTCGTTGAAGAACAAAAATAGCCAACCGGTCGGTTCAGCGTTTAGGATTGCACCCCATGTATTTGGATGCTTCCAGGCCCAGGCGTTATAAACGTCATAGCTACAAGTAACTCTTGTACCTTTTACAAATTCTCCAGCCATAATTCTACCTTCCTAAATAGGTTCCTCATTTGATGATAATGCTACATTTGTGCTGGTCAAGGTTACAACCCCACCAGAATCAAATGCCGCCAGAGCTGTTTTTGCCGCCGCCGTGTCGCACGCATCCTCGAAGATCCCTTGCAAAGTTTCCAGGTTGGATATCCCAGAATTGAAGGGGGATCTGTAAATCAACCGAATGGCTGGTGTGGGAGTAATTGGCAAAGATCCCGAAATACTATTCACGTTGATGATATCCATGGCCAAAAAGTTATCAGGACCCCCGATTCCAACTTCGTAAAAATAATCCGCACCGACTCCGTACCCTGATACGTCAAATCCGAGGACTGCAAGTTCCCATCCAGAACCTGTAGGAGGTGTATCAGCCGCAAAATCTCCTACAGCGTCTCCCCATGCCCCTCCAGATGCGGCAGGATCAGGAGTTACAATAGTGTTTGATGGTGTATAAATTGCGGTTAAAAGACATTCAATCATTTAAAATCTCCTCTATGGGGTGGCTTCGTCACTCCATTGTTCGATGGTTGTTTTTGCCAGTTCCATCGATGTTGAACTAAATGCGGCCATAGTGGCAGTGACCGTAGCGTCAGAACAAGCTCTATCGAACACTTCATGTACCGCTGTACTCACACCAAACAGAGTGTAAGGAGCTTGAAAACCATCCACAAAAGTGGCAGTCATCCGGATAACTGGGGTTAAAGCATCGGAAGTATTGATATAATCGCAAGTTCCGAATTCTGGAGGCCCCTCAAAACCGGGTCCGACATCAGAAAACTCACCCGCATTATATGCATTTAATGCAGTAACCCAGGCATCGTAGGCATCTCCCCATGCTCCAACGGCTCCCGGTGCGGGAGTTAGAAACGACGCACCCTCAACTGGAATATATGTTGCTGTTATTTTACACCCTACCATATTTGATCTCCTTAATTTATCGTTTCGTTCTACTAAGGGTTATTTTATAAACAGTTTACCGGATTTCAATCCTATTTCAATCCTTATTTTACACCCTACCATATTTGATCTCCTTAATTTATCGTTTCGTTCTACTAAGGGTTATTTTATAAACAGTTTACCGGATTTCAATCCTATTTCAATCCTTATTTTTTTGCAACTAACCGTCGCTAACAATCAATAACTGCATTCTACCACACTCGTAAAAAAATGCATGAAAAGATTTGCAATTAATTTAAAAACCTGTACTATAAAGGTAGTGGTAATCATTTCTGGGTTCAATATAGTATTTATAATTACCATAGGTGCTTATAACGAAAACTTGAAAGGGCAAAACAATGGCAAACGTCAAGAGAGAAAAATTAGTGAAACCCGCTGTAATCGCGGATTTTTTGGGCTGTCACAAGGCAACAGTATGTATGATGGCCCGGACCGGGACAATCCCAGTATGGTGGGTGGGCAAAAATATGCGGTTTGATTTTGATGCGGTCATCAAAGCGTTAGAAAACTTATCCGCGATGAAACTGGAGGCAGCACGTAAGGCATTGCCGGAGCCTAATCCTAACGATTTTTTGGATTAGATTTTGTATATTTTTTGGGCTAAAACGAACGACGCCCCCTCAGACCCGAACAAATCTGAGGAGGCACTAGAAAGGCATCATGACCAATGATTAATTCCATTATACATGATTCCGTTTCGATATCCAAACAAAAAATCGAAAATGCCTATAATAATGTACACCACGGTGTAATCGACTCCGACGCCGCTGCATTGTGCTGGCTCCCGGAAGGTGTTGAAATCAACACCGACGCCGCCGTTAACACTGGTTATCATTTGCATAACGGGATAATTTCCGGAGCAACAGGACGTTATTGGATACCAAATCTGTTCTCGGCTTCGGAGGTAACTCGTGCGGCAAATGATACCGGTTCTGGCCTGGGGAACTCAGGAATAAAACTCCTATGCGGTTTATTTGCTGAAAACGATGCTGACACGCACCTCGAACAAGCTAAAGGTTTGGATAAGCTGGCCGATGCTCTTGATATAGAATGGTCTTTGGTAGTTGATTCAGGTGATGTTTCCGCCAAATCCATTGAAAACTCTGGTATCAACCCTGACTATTGCAAACCAGGAAAATCCCTGCAGGCTTATCTGACCTATGATGTACCATTGAAGGCCACTGCTGAAAACATCAAGTTATGGAAAGCCTCCCAAAAGATGCTGGTCGTTATCCTTCGCAGTGATACAGCCATCACCAACCCAGCCAGAAAAATGAGGCGACCAGGAGCCCTGGGGTATGGCATCTATAAGGGTGATGCAGGTCTTCTTGAAGACCAAAACAAACGGCGGATCCAAACAGTTAAAGCCGCCACCCCAAATGCTCGATATAATCCTCAGGACATCCGCGACAAACTTGCCTCTTATTGTGTCCAGCTTGGCCTAAAAGACGTAAATGAAATAAATGAAGCCTTTAGGGCACTGCAAATATCCGAGAGTTTGTTTAATGCATCCAAAAGAGTGGCCAAAAGGGCTGCCAAAAGCATCCCTTTAAACAGTATATATGATGCTGATGCTTTCAAGGTGGCTGGGGATACTGTACGAGAAACCAGATCCATTGCAGGTATAGACAAATCCATTATCACTGCCGCTAATAAATCGGGTAAAAAAACACCCACACACCAAACCAATCAAAATAAAAACCATGTGTCACGCCCTTTACAGCCTTCCCAGGGAAACAATGTCACGTTGCCGAGGGACATCATAATCACCGCCGCAGATGGTCGATCCATGACGTTTGACGATTGGGGTAAAAACTCTGTCGAAGGTGTTCGAGTATTTGTTCCAGGTTATGATGATGGACATGATGACCCAGCCGGGATTTTATCCAGTAACGGCAACGGTACCGCACGTATTTACTCCTTTAGATTGTCGGGTACAATTTTTATTGAACCTGAAAAAATGGTTGTTCAAGAATTACCAGCCAACTTTATGGAATCCATGTTTCCATCATCAACAGAAGAACTTATTGAAACTGGTGATACCCGATTCTTCAATTCAGTCAAAACCTATACGCAGTCAGAACTCGTCAAAGGTAAATATCTACCGGTAGAGGCCCTGACACACCGTGTAACGTACTGTAAAACTCCAAAGGGAGCAGGCAAAACCGAACTTGCTAAACGGCTTTTACAGGGCAATAAGGGGGCAGGTAGCGATATTTGTTTAGCTCACCGTCGAACCCTAACACGAGGTATGTCCTCACGATTTAATCTTCCAAATTATCAGGATATAAAAGGATCAATCCAGGGTTCGGTTGTTTGTTGTCTTGACTCTGCTTGTAGGATTCAGACCTATGAACTACCTGCTGACGGTACGGTGGGGGCCGTTACTGAAAAACGAATCAGAACCCTCGTTATCGACGAGATCAGCCAGTTGATCCGGGCTATTTTTTCTGGTACCATGGCTGGTGGATCAGCCCAAAAAACATACCATCAAATTTTAGACCTTATCCAATTATCTGATAATATTTTGGTTTTGGATGCCGATTTAGGGCCGCTGGTGGTTGATTTTATCCGTAAAGCCTTGGCCTGGAAAGAACCTTCAGAACGATCTGAAGAATTCCGAACAATCGAATACACCCCGTCTGAATACACCTATCATGTATCCAATTCTGAAACCACAATCCAACGCAAAATGATCGAAGAGTGGAAAGATGGGAAACGTATTGCAGTCGGTGTTTTTGGCAACAGATCAGCTAAAAAAATAGTCAAGATGCTCACCAAAATAAGACCTGATGCGAAAATAGGTTGTGTTACCGGTGATCTGGCCCTGGATATGAGTACCGAATTGTCGGACGTAAACAACTGGTGTAAAACTATGGATGCCATCGTCTACAGCCCATCGCTCGGTACTGGGGTCAGTATATCCATCAACAAACATTTTGACTCCATCTTTGGCTATTTTTACAGCAATGTTGGTACCGCCCAGGATGCTCATCAAATGCTTCATAGGGTCAGGACTCCATTGTCAAAAGATATCTACGTTTTCACAAGTGCGGGTGGTTCTGAAAAAGAAACCAACCCTGAAAATATCCATCAAACTTTGCTTTCACTGGCAGCCAAAACCGAACAACGCCTTTTAGGGTCGAAGAAAAACGGTGCTTTAACCGAATATTCGTTAGTAGCCCGCCAACCAGAGGGTAACTACAAAGCTGTTGACGTTCAATATCATGATCTTTACTGCCAAGTTTTGGCATATGAGCGTACCCACGGAGCCCACGGAGGTATGATTAGCAAAGCCCTCCGTACTTATTTAACTGCCGAAGGTTTAGCATGGATTAATCTTGATGAGAATCCTGATACCACACCTACAAGGGATAAAAAAGAACTTACCAACCTTCGGAAAGAAGCAAAGGCTGAGGTCACAAAAGCTGAGGTTGCGGAAATTTACAATGCTGAGGCTATGGAATTGTCTGAATGTAAAGACGAACCTAAAAGCCGAGCCGAACTGGCATCCCATCGTCAGGCCAGGGTCGATGATTTCTACGAGGAGGATGTAAGTAAGGAGCTTATAGAGCGTGACAATCTGGGTAAGCTCAGAACGGTAGCCCGACGATTTTCCAGAGTAAAAGCTTTGGCAAATAAACATGGAGCATGTCTGCTAAAACGAGATGAAACTTTGATGGATGGTGGAACTCCAGGGGCAAAACATATAGTCACCGAAGCCGGTACCTATCTTTACATCCTTTCAAAAATGGGTGTGACACTTGAAACCTTAAGTAAAGAAGAAAAAGATAAAGAATCAAGTGTCACATCCAACCAAACTTACCTGGATGTAGATGGAATAAGGATGTTTCTTGCCTCCCTCCCCGCCCAGGTGATTTCAGAATTGTCGGAACTCGGGATACCGGTATCAGGTAAATCGTGGAAAAACCCAGTAATATTCATGCGGAACTTGCTCAAAAAGATTGGCGTGACACTTGATTGTGACCGAAAAAGAGTAAACGGGGAAATTAAACGTATGTATTTCGTGTGTCACACCTCGTTTGAACAAATAACCGCAGACAGCAACAAGTATTACCATAAGTTGACGTATGTTGCTCCTCTGGAGCTAAATGAACCGTTTGACAACAAAACATTGAAGCTGATGACGCAATATCTCGATGATGTTGAAAATGCATCGGTAGCGGCCTAACGATGGTCGGATAATAACTTGAGCTACCTTGTGCTAAAACGTATCCCCTCACAAAACGTGAGGGGCAGGGAAGGTAGAAAAAATGAAACAGGAAAAAGTGAAATTCGAGGATCTGACAGGTACGAGTAGAAAATTTATTGAAGCCGCAGCTCAAAATTTGGGGCAATCTAAATTCTTTGTCTATGACGTTCTGGCTCGTGAATTGAGCGGTAATAACCCTGACGAGTGGATTGAGGGTAGCATTGCAATAGCCCTATATGCCGATGTATGGCAACGTACCGTGTTCGTTTGGAACGCTAAATACCCGGAATTCAAGGCCCTTTGTCATATGCTACCCTGTGATGGTTGCCGTACACGGTTATCGATCCGCAAAAAAGATCTGGATAAATGGATCGCAATATGGCAGGTAAGACCTGGCCGCCAGCAGAAAAAAGGTAAGTACAATGGTGATAAACGTACCTCTTTAGGTCAATAAAAGGTTAATAGCCATCACTAAGTGGAGGGTATAATGTATAGACCCTCCACTTAGTGACCTTATTAGGGAGAAATACAAATGATAAAGTACAAAAAAGACAAAGTATTTACAATAAAAAAACCAACCAACATGATGCCTTTCCTTTTTCCACCGGAAGGTGACGCTCTTTGGGAATCGTTCGAGCTGGTGATAAGGCTGAATCAAGGTGATAAGATAAGGTTTTTGGAGAAATGTGAACGAGGTGAGAATTTTAACGTGTGGTATCGAGTGATGTCAAAAGGCAAGGAGGGTTTTGTAAATCCAAAAAGCCTTTAAAATAAGGATAATGAGGAAAACAAAAGATGGAGATGTTTTTGATTCTTTGTTTTTGCTCAATCCTGTTCTGGATTCTGGCAATTGTCATTCACGTAATTATTTGGGTATTAGGATGGATTTTCGATGAAAACAAATAAAGATAAAATACAAGGTAAAGGGAGATCTGTAGCGGATTCTATTGGATATTTTGGCAATAATGCAAATTCCATTTATGATAACGCAAACTTTGTTTACCTACAAAGTGAATGTTCAAGTAGATCTCAGGGTCTATCTATTATCCCCTCCAATTTCCGTAAGGTTTGTGCCCTCTTTACCGCCAGAAAAACAATTAAACGTAATTGGGCAAACCAGAAAGATGAATACATGAAACCAAATCAAATCGATGTTGACGCCTATGAGCAATGGGTAAATGATGGGATCATTTACAGCCTGTTCAATACTTCAAGTAATCAGTCTTCACTCAGGGATATCACCTACAAAGACAAAAAGTGGGATATCCAGAACGAATGGTTCTGGATGAGTCCTGATATCATGAGAGATCTGGCGATAAAACATAATAATCAGGCCGTACTTGCCGATTATGAGTTTTGTGGGGCTGAGCGGTACGTGTATGTCACTCTACAAGGGATGGAATTGTCTATGGAGGCACAATGGATTTTGGACCGGGCTACGATCTTGGTCCATGAATCTTTCAAATACCGGGAAATAATGAATAAGGAACATCCTGAGTTTCATTTGAATTCATGGGATGCTGGTTGGTATCAAATCGTCAAGATTCTGAAAAAATACATGCCCGAGGATCTGAAAGCTTTTAGGGAAAAATATAAGAAATTTGAGGACTTGATGCGTCCTGGTGTATATAAGTTCGGATTTCTTCGAGGTGGTGTAAAGGAGAGTAAAAATGGCACAATGTCAAGCAACAAATAAGGATGGGACACCATGTAAGGCCCGTTGTGCTCCTGGAAAAACCTTTTGCAGTTTTCACGATCCGGTGATCCAGACAAAAACGAACCCAGCCCGAGGTCGTGGGCGTCCTAAAGGCAATAAAAAGGATATTATGAAGATAAAAGATATCCTCAAATTGCTGCAGATCACGATCAAAAAGTTGGAGAAAGACAAGATTGATACCAAAAAGGCCCATGAAATCGGGTTCTTAGCATCAACCATGATCCGGGCCTTAGAATCTGATACGGCTGCCAATGAAATTTATGACGAGAATATGGAGAAAACAGCTAAGGAGATGGGGATAAAAACCGAGGATCTCCGAGCTAAACTCCAGGCGAAAAAATTGAAGGTGGTATGAAAGCATCAAAAATACAAAGGAATATGGCCCTGGATATTATCGGTATCAACGGTATAGGGCAACCATCGGCTCCGGCCAAAAAGAAATCAGCCTTAGAGTTTATCACCGATGATTTGGGGGCTGATCTTTGGGCTGGTCAGGAGCAGATAATAAATGCAGTGGAGAAATACGATAGGGTTGCTGTATCGACTTCCCATGCTACTGGAAAGTCCTTTGTGGCTGCCAGACTTGCCGTAGAATGGGCTGAAACCAAAGGGGTATGTATAACCACGGCTCCGACCCTTCGACAGGTTCAGAACGTATTGTGGCGGGAAATAGCATCAACGTATCAAAAGAATAGAGCCAACCTAAAGGGATCTTTAACCCAACAGCTAAAATATTATGTTGATCCAGATCATTATGCTCTCGGTTTTACAACGAGCGTGCATACTGATGATAGATTTCAAGGGTTCCATGCTGAGAATTTATTGATAATTGTGGATGAAGCAAGTGGGATAGATGACGCTACTTTTGCTGCAATTAAAGGGTGTTTATCGACCTCAGGCGGTAAATTATTGCTGATATCGAATCCATTAAACCCTCTGGGGTATTTCAAACAAGCGTTTGATTCTCCTTTATTCCATAAAATCCAAATCGGGTCTTTCGACACTCCAAACTTTAAGGGATTAACCCCCGAGGATCTGTTGGATGAAGACAAAATAAACAACCTACCTTTAAAAAATAAGTATCTAGCCACTCCTAAGTGGGCTCGGGATTTACTGATCATGGATTGTTCTGGCGATTTTGATCATCCAATATTTAAATCTCGGATCGATGGGCAATTTCCGGAGGATTCAGATTTCAGTTTATTCCCGAGACAGAAAATAAAAGATGCCCAGGGCAGAAATGTCGAAGCTTCGAGTCCAGTAATATTGGGAGTTGATGTTGCCCGGACGGGTAAAGATGACACCGTGGCGGTAATGAGGGAGGGTAATACAGCCCGGATAGTATTGAAAAAAAGGATAACGGATCTGGTGAAATCTGCCGAAAAGATTGAAACCTTAATTGAAAAATACAATATAGAGGAAGTGAGGATAGATGACGCTGGCGTCGGCGGAGGTTTGACTGATATCCTATCGAATTCGAGCACAAAGGCAAATATAACGCCCGTGGTAGGTGCTCAGAGGGCTCAGAACCCTGACAGGTACGTTAATGCTCGGGCAGAAATGTATCATGCCCTGTCGAAGAGGGTGGATGAAATACAACTACCGTTTGATTTTGATCTGGGTACACAATTAAATGCGACATCTTATATTTTGAAAAATGACAAGATTCAAATCATCTCAAAAGACGAAATCAAAAAGATAATAAAGAAAAGCCCAGACGCGGCGGACGCTCTGGCTCTGGCATTTTATGACGATGCGGACGAGGTGAGTTATCAGGGCGTGGCAATCTTGAACGTGACTGGTACGAATTATTGGGATTTATAGGAGAATGAAATGTATTATTTAATTCCTGATCGACACGGTAGGCATCTTGAGCGGGACGCCGAAGCAATATACAATGGGCTTGCTGGATTATTTTATGATCTGGACATTATTTATCCTGAGGAAGGACAAAAAGTTGATAAGGGGGTGGTTTTCTGGTCTAAACACGCGAATTTAATACTAAATAAAAAAGAATCTGTTATATTTGTAGGGGAGAATTATTCCTGGAGCAAACCTCACGTCGACGTATGGACAAAAACGTGGGGTGCGGTGGTTGTTTCATCGAAGGAAATAAAGGATAGGATGGTGGAAATGGTCCCCCATGCCACAAACATTTATCAGATAACTCCTGGGGTGGGAACCTTTTGTCAAATCCAGGGTGATAAGCTGCCAGAATGGAAAAATGAAATCGGAGTCATCTACAAGAATTATTCACGAGGGGGAATCACCGATGTAAAAGGGATGGGTAAGGTGGGTGGTATTCGTGACCTGTATTATATCGATCATCGAGATCATTACGAGATGCTGGATGTTTATGATCGGCTCAAGATTTTATTGATACCATCCAAAACTGAGGGCGTACCTCGGGTAGCTTTGGAGGCTCTGGCGTCGGATGTTTATTTGATAACAACTTCGGTGGGTATTATACCTGAGTTGAAAGAAAAAGGGTTCATGTTCTCGATTATGGATGAAAACAACTTGCAAAATCAAATAGATAGCTTGTCTGATGAGCATATACTGGAGGCCATAAAGATCAATAAAGCTTTAATAAAGCATTATAGGTGGGACAATATAGTACCTAAATGGCGTCAAGTTTTTGAAAGTTTAAACTGGGACTTGAAAAAAATATGAGTATACCAAAACGAAACCAGGCTCTTACCGAAGCTGGAACCCCAGGTTTAAATGTCCAAAACGGTTTTATTTTAGACGATTTCATCAAGAATCTTCAGGGTGAAAAAGCCCGTAAAACTTATCTGGAAATGAGTAGCAATGATCCGACAGTTGGAGCCTTGCTATTTGCTATTCAGAACTTGATTTCTCAAGTAAAATGGGTTCCGGTTGCTCAAACTGATTCGGCTGCGGATCAAGCTGCGGCTGATTTCGTCGTTGAAAATATGAATGATATGGAACAAACCTGGTCCTCATTTATTTCGGAGGCCGTTTCATTTTTAACCTATGGTTTTTCGTGGCATGAAATCGTGTATAAAATCCGGGATATAAAGCAATCGAAGTATGATGACAAAAAAATTGGATGGAAAAAGATCCCATCTCGTCCTCAATCAACCATATTTCAGTTCGTTTTCGATGATGATACAGGAGAATTGGAAGCTGCGGTCCAGCTTGATCCAAAAACATTCGTGAAATACGATATCCCTTTGAGCAAATCAATCCTATTTCGGACAACGACACAAAAGGATAATCCAGAAGGTCGTTCTATTCTTCGCAATGCTTATAGGCCGTGGTTTTTTAAGAAGAAAATCGAGGAAATCGAGGCAATCGGCATTGAGAGGGACCTGGCAGGTTTTCCGCTGATGAGCGTACCTATCAAAATCCTATCATCAGCGGCATCAGCGGCTGAACAGGCATTAGCCGGACAGTGCTTAAGCCTTGTCCAGAACATCAAACGTAACAATCAAGAGGGTGCTGTTATACCGCAGGAATTTGACGATAATGGGAATCCAAAATACAAGTTGGAGCTGTTATCATCGGGCGGAAAACGTAACTTCGATACGAACAAGATCATTGCCAGAAAAAATAATGAAATCCTGAGTACAGCTTTGGCAGATTTCGTTAGCCTCGGCCACGAATCAAATGGTTCTTACGCCCTATCGAGTGACAAAACGAAATTATTCGCAATGGCCATAGCGGCATGGGTGACAAAACTTGCTGAGGAAATGGATAAGAACCTTATAGGCCCAATTCTGGCATTGAACAATATGCCGGGGGTATGTTATTTCAAAACCTCCGATATAGAGAAGCAGGATCTGGATGACCTTTCCAACTTTATTACTCGTCTCGGTAAATCTGGATTCTTGACACCCACGCCAGCAACCGAAGATGAATTGAGAAAACTGGCCGGTCTTCCATTGATGACCGAGGAAACACCATGAAGAAATATTCAACAGCCAAAATAACGGATAAGTATTCTGAGGTTATCTATAGGAAAAAAACATTCGTTACCTGTGAGGACGACGAATCGTTGGAAATATTGTCTCCTGAAAATGATGAAACAGAATCTTTTGTCAAACACTCACTGAAAACGTACCCACAGGTAACAACATCGGACGGGGTTGTCCACAACGAGGTCATTAATTTGATTGTACGGCCCGACCCGATCATGGATAGGATGCAAACCAGAAGCGTTTTGCTCCGACCGTGGGTTCTGGATGGTCACGGGGAAATAAATAACCTAAAGGGGATTTATTCAGTTAAAAAGGGATTGATCGAGTCCGGTCTAACCACAAAAATACAACATGAATTCGAATCGGATTCTACCATTATCGGTATTGATACCTTTATTTACCCCACCGTACAGGACGAGGTATTGGCCCTGGAGGGCAAAGACCATCGGGCCTTTAAGATTATAGGGGTAGATGGAAATGAAATCCATTCAGGGGATTTAATTGTATCGATGCAGCATTCTGAGTGGGAGTGGGAGCTTATAAAGAGCGGAGCTTTTACCGGTTATTCACTGGGTTATTTTGCATATCATTTTGATTCAGAAATAATGCCAATACCCAATATTTCTTCTATTGAAATAGACTTACGTGAGATAGATTCTCTAAAGGAGGTTTAATTTTGGACATTCTTCAATGGGTAGAGAAATTTAATGATGAAAAACCGGAGGTATCCCTTGTTGATATCCCCGCCAACCTTATTCCTTTTTTCGAGGTTAAGAGTTTAGAAGGAGACAAAATAGAAATGAAACAAGTATTGAAAAAAATATTGGTTCCACTCGAGGGCGAAAAAGCTTTTATGGAAACAATCGGAGATGCCGAGGAGAAAAAGGATGAAATCCTGGCCCTTTATCGTCTGTTTAATGGTGACGCTGAAAAAGTTCAGAAATCCCTGGACGCGTCGGCCGTGGAACCTGTAACCGAGCCAGTGGTTGAACCTGAAACAGAGCCCGTAACTGCCCCTGAAACAGTCGTAGAGCCTGTAGTCGAACCCGAACCCGTAGTAGCAGTGGAACCTGTTCCTGAGGGATCGGACAAAGCATTAGCAAGCCTACCGGAATCCGTTCGTAAAGCTTTGGCTGATCTGGATGGATATAAGGAGCGGGAAAAGGAACAGGATATTGCTTCGAAATTTGAGGGTATTGAAACTCTTGATATTCCAGAAGTCGTATCCAAACTGAAATCGCTGGACCCCGGTATCGTGGATTACATTGCCAGTAAATTTAAAGCATTGAATACCCTGGCTAAGGGCTCTGATGTTTTAGGTGAAATCGGCAGAAACCAGGAGAGCAATCAAAGCTCGAATATCGAGGCCAAAATCAAATCGCTCAGGGCTCTCAATCCTGAGTTGTCATATTCCCAGGCTTATTCAAAAGCTTTGGATGTTGAAACTTATCGTCTTATTCAAGGAGAAACAAAATGAGTGCTATCGAAACTAAGGGACATATGGTGTCGGCTGATGTCAGCACTGACCTGTCCGCTTCGCAATATCGTGCCGTTCAGATCAGTGCTGACCGGACGATCACCATTTGTGGCGTAGGGGAAAAACCTATCGGAATCCTTCAGGATGCACCCGATGGGGACGAGTATCCAGTAGGGGCTGTTATGGTTAACGGCACCTCAATGGCCGAATACGGCGATACCGTAAGTGCTGGTGATTCATTGACAACCGACGCAACTGGTCGTTTGGTAACAGCAACAGCAACCACAGATTTCATCCTTGCTAACGCCTGGTTCGACGGCCTGGTAGGTGAAATCCATTCGGTAGAGATCCTCCATCGTGGTGGAACATCCGTTTATCTGTAAGTAACATGAAGGAGAAGATATAATGAACCCGATTTATTCTGATGTCCACATTGACGCGGCTCTGAGCAATGTCTCGACCGCCTACATGCAGGATGTCAATGATTTCGCTGCCCTAAAGGTTTTTCCAGTAGTAAATGTTGACAAGCAAACCAACAAATACTGGAAATTTAACAAGGAAGATTGGTTCCGGGATACTGCTCAACTGAGAGCCCCTGCTACCGAATCTGCCGGATCAGGTATGGAACTGAGCACCGATAGTTATGCTTGTGACAACTATGCACTTCATAGTGATTTGCCATGGGAAGTCGCACGGAACGCTGATCTGGACATGACCCGTCCAATTGCTGAGTTTTTGACTCGAAAAATCCTGATTCGTCTGGAAACAGAGTTCGCCGCCAACTATATGGCTCTGACGAAGTGGGATACGGATTACGATATCAATGCTTCATCGACGAAGTGGGATGCCGCTACTGGTTCGAATCCGTCCAAAGATATCCAGACTCAGAAAACCGCAGTCAAATTGGCAACCGGTTTTGAACCCAATACTTTGGTCTTGACGGCTGATGTATACGGTGCTTTGAAGGACAACTCTGATATTATTGAACGTATCAAGTATGTCGGTGCTGGTGGAATCGTTGAAGATGCTCGTCTCAAGGAATATTTTGGCGTCAAGAACATCTTCGTCATGGCGGCTACGAAAAACACCGCAGCCAAAAAGAAAACAGACGTGATGACCGGGGCGTGGTTCGCCACCAAAAAAGCCCTGCTTTGCTACGTTCCTGACGCTCCTGGCCTTTTGACCCCTGCTGCTGGTTATACTTTCTCCTGGGGAGCAATGACCGGTGGGGCTCAAATCGCAACTCGTAATTTCGAGATTGACACCCTGATGGCAACTCGATATGAGAATAACGCCTTTGTCGATCAGAAACTCGTCGGTGCTGGCCTCGGAGCATTGATGTACAACGTCATTACCTAGACGTTGGTTATGGTTTGGTTTTTGGGGGAGGGAGGAAGAAGTT